TCAGTGGTGATACGGAACCGCCCATTCAGGGTGAAGGAGATTCTGCCGGACGGGACCGGGGTGAGTGTAGTGACGTTGTTGAGGGAGTAACGCGCGATGCACAAACGGCGATACATACGCGATCGAGTCGTCAAGCTCCTCAAGACGGGAATCCCGATCCTGGGGACTGATCCGCTTCAGTATATGAAGTTGGACGTCGGTGGGCGGGTCTACGCCCAGCGGCCGGAACCGCTGTTTGATACGGAGTATCCGATCGCGCTCGTGTACTTCGCCTCGGAGACAATCCGTGATATCTCAAGCGCTCGGGACAAGATGGATCGCACCGTGGACATGAACGTGGATCTCGTCCAGATGATGAGGGAGGGGATCGACGATGAGTTGGATCGGTTGGCTTGGCAATCTGAGATAATCCTTCTCGCGGATCATACGCTCGGGTTGGATGAGGTGAATTGGATAGAGCTCCGCACGGTTATACCTTATCAAGATAACGTTGACGGGGAACATCCGCGCGGGATCACCCGGTTGACTTTCGCGGTTGATTACTGGACTGAGATGTATATGCCGGGAACGTTGAATGAGTTCCTGAGCTTCGGTAAGGAGATCACCGCCCAGATCGGGGACGGAGCAACTGCCGAGATCGATCAAACGATAAGGAGCCAATGATGAGAATCAAGCCCAAGACCCCGCGAACGATCGTGCGCGATCCGATCACCAAGCTGCCTCTCCCAGCGAAGGGCCGGAATGTTCCCAACAACAGCTACTGGCGCCGCCGGATCAAAGCGGGGGATGTGTTGTTGATACCGGACATAGAGCCCGCACCTCTGCCTCCACCTCCGCCGCCTCCACCGCCTCCCGCTCCGGAGTTCACGGGTGACGAAGCTCCGCTGGAGGAAGATGAGGTGCGGATCGATGAAGGACCATCCACGTTGGATCTGGAGGAGGAGGAGTCCAAGCCCAAACGCAAGAACAAGAAACGCAAACGGAAGTAACAGCCAACAACTCTCAACAGGAGGGAAGTGATGAGCATACCTACCAATCTGCGAGCTCCGATCCTTGCGGTGGAGTTCGACAGCAGCCGTGCCTTCCAGGGTCCGGCTTTGCTGGCGTACAAGGCGTTGCTGGTCGGCGGGAGGACGGCCGGAGGGTCCGTAGCACAGGCGGTAATCACGCGGATCACGAGCGCTGACGAAGCCGGGGAGAAGTTCGGGGAAGGCTCCCAGCTTCACAACATGGCACAGCGGTGGTTCCAGAACAACAAGTTCACCGAGGTGTATGCGTGCGGGCTCGATGATGACGCGGCGGGAGTCCCCGCAACCGGCACGTTCACGTTCTCCGGGACGGCGACGGCGGTGGGAACCGTCTATGCGTACATTGGAGGACGGCGCGTGACGGCGGCGGTGGATTCGGGAGATGCGGCGACGGATGTAGGGGATGCGCTGGCGGCGGCGATCACGGCGGATACCTCTCTCCCAGTGACGGCAGCCAATGTGGCGGGAGTCGTTACCTGTACGGCGAAGAATGATGGTGAGCCGGGGAATGACATCGACCTGCGAGTGAACTACAATGAGGGAGAGGAGCTACCGGCCGGAGTCTCTTGCGCCGTTGTTGCTATGGCCTCCGGAGCGACCAACCCGGATATCCAGGACGTGATCGATATCCTGGGCGACGAGTGGTATCAGATATTTGTCGCCCCGTATACCGACGCGACCAACCTCACGGCGATCGAAACCGAGTTGTCCGATCGGTTCGGTCCGACGGAGATGATCGACGGGTTGTACTTCGCGGCCAAGGATGACACACTGGCGAATCTCGCCACGTTCGGGAACGGCCGGAACAGTCCACACGTGGAGACGGCGGAAGCGACAGACGCCATCAGTCCGCCGTATGAGGTAGCGGCCGCGATTGCGGGTCAGGTCGCGGCGGAAGGTTCAACCGATCCCGCGCGTCCGTTCCAGACGTTGGAGCTCAAGGGGATTGTCCCCGCCCCGATCACCGAGCGCTTCACCTACGTGGAGCGGAACAGTCTATTGTTCGACGGGATCGCTACGATCTACGCGGATCAGGCGGGGAAGGTTCGGATCGAGCGTTGTATCACGATGTATCAGAAGAATGCGTCACAGGCGGATGATATCGCCTATCTGAACGTGAACACGCTCCTGACCCTGATGTACATCCGTTATGACTGGCGCCAGCACATCCTCACGAAGTATCCGAGAGCGAAGCTGGCGGATGATGGCGTGCGGGTTGCGCCGGGACAGTCCGTCATGACTCCCAAGACGGGGAAGGCGGAAGCGTTGGCGAAGTTCCGTCAGTGGGAACTCTTGGGGCTGGTGGAGAACTTCGACCAGTTCAAGAACGATCTCGTGTGCGTTCGGTCGCAGAGTGATCCGGATCGGTTGGAATGGACGTTGCCGCCGGATCTGGTCAACCAGTTCCGTATCGGCGGCTCCACGATCCAGTTCCTGCTCCAGAGCCCGGCCGCGTAAGGAGGGGAGATCTCGATCGACGTTCGTGAACCGTACACTCAATAGAGGAGAGGCACAATGCCCAACAACAGACGTTCTGGCACCCTGTTCGTGAAGGTCAGCGGCACGCAGTACGATGCCAAGGGAAACTTCACGTACAACATCGGCTCTCCGAAGCGTGACGCGATCGTGGGAGCGGATCGCGTCCACGGTTACAAGGAGCTGCCCCAGGTTCCCTACATCGAGGGAGAGATCACCGACGCAAGCGATCTCGATCTCGCAGCTTTCACCCAGCTCAAAGACGAAACCATCACACTGGAGCTGGCCAACGGAAAGGTCTTCATCCTCCGCGATGCGTGGTATGCGGCGGAGGGGAATGTCCAGACCGAGGAGGCCAACATCCAGGTCCGGTTTGAGGGGATGAGCGGGGAGGAGGTCCCGGCTTAATCCCTACCCAGCGCCATAGCTCAGACAAAGGAGGCAGCATATGGCCGAGCGCGTAGCAGTGGTAACACTCAAGCATCCCGTCAGTCACGGCTCCGAGGAGATCAAGGAGCTTGTGGCTGAGCGGCGACTCCAAGCAAAGGACTTCCGGGGGATCAAGTCAACAGAGATCAAGTTCGATGATATGTTGACGATGATCAGTCGGCTGTTCGCCATCCCTCCCTCGGTGGTCAACGAGTTGGACGTGGAGGATATGATGGCGGCTTCGGAGGTCATCAACGGTTTTTTCGGGACTTCCCCGAGGACTGGAGAGGAGCAACCTACGCAATAGCGTACACGTTCCATTTCCCTCCCGAGGCGATATTGGCGATGGATGGAGAGGAATTGAGGTACTGGGTGGAGGGAATCAGCTGGATCACTAAGGCGCTCAAGAGGAAGTGATGGCTTTCAGACTCCCGGCAATTCGTATTCCGATACAGGGCGTGGATGAATTCACGAAAGTGATGAACACCACGTCCAAGCGTATTGGTTCCATGGGTCAGAGCTTGAAGCGTGCGGGGCGCTCGATGACTCTGGGGCTGACGCTCCCGGCGGTTGCGCTCGGGATCGGAATGATGAAGACGGCCGGGGACTTCCAGATGTCGATGAATCGCGTTCGCGCGATCACCGGCGCTTCCGGCGAACAACTTGAGCAGCTCACCGGACAAGCACGACAGCTAGGTGCCACCACCCAGTACACCGCCTCTCAGGCGGCGGACTCAATGGGAAATCTGGCGTTGGCGGGTTTCAAGACCAACGAGATACTAGGCGCAATGCCTGGAACGCTCCAGTTGGCTGCCGCCGGTCAGATGGATCTCGCCCAAGCGTCAGATATCGCCGCCAGTATCCTCCGGGGCTTCGGATTGGAAGCCGGGAAACTCGGGGACGTCAACGATGTGTTGGTAGCTACCTTCACGAACACCAACACCACGTTGGAGGACCTTGGGGAAGGGATGAAATACGTTGCGACTATCGCACGCTCTATGTCCATCCCAGTGGAGGAGGTTTCCGCTGCGATGGGGATCCTCGGGAACGTGGGATTGAAGGGCTCGATGGCGGGGACGGCGCTCAGGGGTACACTATCCAAGATCGCCAACCCTGCTCGTGAAGCGGTAGCTGTTCTCAATCGGCTCGGAATCCGCCGTGAGGATATTCTCGATTCCAAAGGTAACGTCAAGTCATTGGTCGCGGTCGTGGAGGCGTTGGAGAGGTCCGGGGCCGGTGCGGCGGATATGCTCGCTATCTTCGGGCAGCGTGCTGGTCCAGGTATCGCGGGACTCGTGGGACAGGGTTCTGCGAAGCTCCGCTCAATGACGGAGCTTGTGAAGAACAGCGGAGGGATCGCGGAGCGTGTCGCAAAGATACAGATGGAGGGGTTCAACGGAGCGCTCCGGAAGATGATCAGCGCTCTCCAGGAGATGGCGATCGCAATCGCTGATAGCGGAATCCTAGAGTTCATGACGAATCTCGTCACCAAGCTGGCGGACGTTTTCCGGCGTATCTCCGAGTCCAACCCAGCGTTGTTGAGGATGGGAGTGATTGCGATCGCGGTAGTGGCGGCGATCGGTCCGTTGCTCATGGCGCTCGGCCAGATAGCGATCGGGATCAGCCTCATCACCAAGCTCCTCGGCAGTAAGTTCCTTCTCGGGGTTCTCGGGAAAGTTGGAGTGGCGCTGAAGAGTATGGTATTGAGTCCGGTGGGTCTCATCATCGCAGCGTTCCTCATCTGGGCCAACGTGATTCGGCTCGTGGTGGAGCATTGGGAAAATCTCCGCGATATGTTCACGGATTTCAAGTTGTTCAAGGATACACTGAAGGTGATATTCGGCGGACGGGTCGGACCTTCAGAAGCAGAGCAGAGCGCGGCGGCGGTAACTGCGAGAGCTCGGGGATTGAGCGTGGAGCAGGTGATGGCGGAGAGATCCGCAGCCGAAGGTACCACCTCCAAGACCCAGGTGGATGTGAACTTCCGGAACGCTCCCGAGGGGATGCGGCCGGAGATCATAAGCGGCGGCAACGTGAATTTGATGACAGAGTTGGGCCTGTTACCGGCCGGAGGTTGACCGAATGGGCTGGCGCGACGAATACCAACAGGCAAGTTTCCGGGGCGTTCCGTTCTACGTGAAACGCGCCGCAACGGAGTTCGGCCGTCGCACCCAGATTCATACCTTCCCTAATCGTGATGTTCCGGAGGCTGAGGATCTGGGCCGTAGGCCACGGGTCTACGCTATCGACGGCTATCTGCTGGGGGAGGACTTCTATGAGCAAAAAGACACGTTTCTGCGTGCCGTAGAAGCACACGGGCCGGGGCTCCTGGTCCACCCCTACTACGGTCAGCTGTTCGTGGTCTGTTCGCGGTGTAGAGTATCGGATACAACGGATGAGCTCGGGATCACGCGGATGGACTTGGAATTCACGGAGGCGGGAGAGGAGTTGGAGCCTTCCGCCGTCGCCAATCCCAAGTCTCTCGCTGATGCGAAGAAAAAGAGTGCACTGGCGGCGGTGAATGATGCATTCCTCCGTGCCTACACGCTCGTCAACAAACCTCTCGCAGAAGTCAACAAGCTCGTCTCCGCGATCGATCAGGGAACGGCGCTGGTAGCGACGGCGCGGCGCTCCGTTGCCAACGTGGCGTCTTTCCAACGTGAGATACTAGGGATCGGGGAAGATGTGAATGCGCTGATCAACAGCGCGGTCGATTTGGCGACAGAGACGTTGAGCGTGTTGACCTTCGGGACATTCCCGTTTGAGGGTGAAGTGCGCGTCACCTCGGATACCGCGAAGCAGATGTTTGATGAGATGAGGCTTCTGTTTGACGGTACCGAGGAAGAACCCACCGACGATACCAGCCCAGTGAAAGCCTACAATGACTTACTCATCAACGCGGCGGTAGTGACGGCGGGAGGGTTGATCCCGGAGGTAGAGTTTGATAGCCTTGAGGAGCTCCTGGAAGCTGCCCAATTCGTTTATGACAAGATCGACGCGATCGAGGATTCCGGGATCGACGACACGGAACTCCTGGAGGGGTTCCAGGATATACGCGCGGCGATCCGTAATGATATTGAATCGCGGGAGGACCGACTCAGCCGGTTGAGTGAGGTGACGTTGCCCGACTCTCTCCCAGCGCTCGTGTTGTCCAACAATCTCTACGGAACGATCGATCAAGAACAAGACATACTCCGCCGCAACGGAATCGACCATCCGGGATTCGTGGATGGGCTTCGGCCAATACAGGTACTGATCAATGTATGACGCGATCAAGATACAAGTGGACGGGACGGACTACAGTGGTTGGAAGTCCGTTACTGTACAACGCTCGATGGAGGCGTTGACCGGCCGCTTCACTATGACCACGGTCGATCGCTGGGCGCTGAATGCGGAGGCCTGGACGATCTATCCAGGGCGCTTCTGTCGCGTTCTGATAGGAAGGGATACAATACTGGAGGGGTACGTGGACAGTGTGAATCCCTCTATCACCAAAGACAGTCACGAGATCACCGTGTCCGGCCGGGACAAGACGGCGGACCTAGTAGATTGCGGGACGGCGGGACGATGGACCAACTTGACGTTGTTACGTCTCGCTCAGTCAATGGTCGATCCGTTCGGGATCAATGTAGTCTCTGAGGTGGATCCCGGTCCGGCGTTCGAAACCTTCAGTGCTGAGATTGGAGAGACGGTGTTTGAGGCGCTGTCCCGCGCGGCGCGGAAGCGACACGTGTTGCTGTTGACGGGGCGGGTGGGCAATCTCGTCATCACAAACACCGGTAATACTTCGGCCGGAGATCGTCTGGTACTCGGAAGCCGTGGGAATATCCTCAGCGCCTCCGGGGGCTATGATTATACGGATCGGTTTTCTCGCTACACCGTGAAGGGGCAGAGCCGGACGGTAGGAAGTGGATGGGGCGCGACTACTATCAGTATCAAGGGCGAAGCCGATGATGATGAAGTGATCCGGTATCGGCCGAAGTATATCAAGGGTCAGGGAATTGTTACGGTGAAGGACGCCCAGAACCAAGCGCGATGGGAAGCGCTAATCCGCGCAGCGAAGTCCTTCAAAGCCACGGTGGAGGTGAGCGGATTCCGTCAATCAACCGGCGATCTGTGGGAAGTGAACTTGCTAGCTGATGTGGACGTGCCGGAGCTCTTGTTGGCGGGACCAATGTTGATCTCCGCGATTGAATACCGGCAGAACGATCAGGATGGCTCTATCACTTCGATGGAGCTCACGCGGCCGGATGCATACGTGGATGAACCGCCTCGGACGATCAAGAAGGTCCGAAACTTGGGATGGATGGTGAGATGACGCTGATAGATCAAATCAACCGCTTGCTTGCACCGATCCGAGCTCTCCTCAACTCAATGGCCACGAAGGGGAGCGTGGATACGGTGGATGACTCCGGTGCGATGCAAGTGTTGAAGGTTGTAACTGGGGACGGAGAAACCCTGGACCGTCTGGAGCGGTTACAGCCGATGGGGCTCACCTCCGTTCCTCAGAACGGCGACGAAGTGATAGTGTTGGCGTTGAATGGAGATCTGGAACACGCGATCGCCGTCCAGGTCGGTGCGAGCTCCCGAAGACCCACAGGACTCGCGGCCGGAGAGGTCGCCGTGTGGCGCGATGTTAGCAACAAGATCGTATTCAAGTCCAACGGTGATATCGAAATGTACGCCTCCGGAGACAATATCAAGATAGGTTCCACCGTAAAGAAGCTCATCAACGAGGAGTTCCAGAGCCTCTTCAATAATCACGTACACAACTACAACGCGGTATCCGGAGTTGGTACACCGACCGTGGGATCGACGGGGAAGCCGGCATCATCTACGGGGACCGGCGCGTTGGATACGGGATCATTTCCCGCCGTACCTCCCACGGGGCTCCTCGGAGACGGATTGACCGACACGCACAAGACGTCAAAGACACAGGCGGAGTAAGATGGCGACAGGCTATCAAACGAACGGCGACATCAGAATGGTCTTTGACGCCCAAGTGGGTTACGGCGACTTGGTGGAGAAGGATCATGATCTGGAGCGCGATCCGGGGCTAGAGACAGCGGTGATTGTCTCGTTGTTCAGCAATCGGAGAGCAGAGGAAGGCGATGCGCTCCCGGATCAGGACAGCTCACGAGAGGGTTGGTGGGCGGATTCGCTGGAAGGCGCGGAGCCCCACGGCTCCAAGCTGTGGCTCCTCGGGAGAGAGAAGATCGTGCCTGCGCGGCTCCTCCCCAGAGCTCAGCAATACGTGAAGGAAGCGCTTCAATGGATGATTGATGACGGAGCGGCGAGTGAGATCAACGTCACGGCGACTCGTTACAGTCGTGATACTATTCGGATAGCGATCGAGGTTGTACGTCCGGAGATCGATCGTCCGGAGTTCTACACCTACTACTACAACTGGGTGGAACAGGCGGCAAGGAGCGGATGATGGCTTACGAACGACCAACCATTGATACGATTGTCTCCAGGATTGAATCCGATATGGAGAGCCGGTTAACGGGGAACATCTCGCTGTTGCGGCGGGGGATTCTCCGCGTTCTGGCTCGGGTGTTCGCTGGAGCAGTCCACATTCTGTACGGATATCTTGAGTATCTGTCGGAGCAGCTGTTCGCCACGACAGCGGAGCTCACCTATCTGAATCGGATCGGTCTGATGTTCGGGGTGACGCGCAAAGCGGCGTCATTCGCGGAGGGCACGCTCACGTTCGATGGCGACGACTCTACGGTGATCCCCGAGGGAACGCGTGTGATCCGGGAGGATGGGATTGAATACGAAACCACCGAGGAAGGGACGATCTCCGGCGGTTTCGTTGAGGTGGACGGAATCGCAGTGGAGGCGGGAACCTCTGGGAACGCCTCTCCCGGACAGACGGTAGATCTCGTGGAGCCGATCGTTGGGGTAGACTCGGTAAACATCACCACGTTGTTCCAGGGAGGGGAGGATGAGGAATCTGACGATGATTACCGCGCACGTATCCTCCTCCGCATCCAGACTCCCCCGGCCGGAGGGACGGCGGCTGACTTCGTCCGTTGGGCCAAGGAGGTTTCCGGCGTGGACAACGCGTGGTGTTTCCCGGCGTTCCCCGGTCCCGGACAGGTCACCGTAGTGTATAAGGGAACCGCCGCGATCGCTACAGTACAGGAGTATCTGGAAGCGCGGATGCCGGTGACTACCGATCTCACGGTACAAGGCACAGACGATTTGGATGTGGACTTCCAGATCGGTATCACCCCGAACACCCAGGCGTTCCGCGATGCTATCACTGCGAACCTTACTCAGCTGTTTGAGGAAGTGGCGGCCCCTGGCGAGAATATTCTCATCAGCGCCGTTCGGAACGCGATCAGTACAAGTGGTGTAGACAACTACGTGATCTATATCATAACGGTCGATGGTGGATCGCGGCCGGTGAACAGCGATATCGTGTTCGAGGATTTTGAATACGGCGTATTGGATGATCTCACTTTCCTGAGTCTGTAGATATGATAGGAACGTTCACGAGTGTAGACATTTGGGAAGCGGACTTTGTCTGGGAGAGTTTGTATTCTCCGTTCGCTCCCGCGTCCGGTCAGGGGAACAACTACGATCATCTCAAGGCCATACAGCGGTTCCAGCTGTTCGACTACTTGAAGATGCTTCGGAAGCTGTTGCCCTTCGGACACATCTGGCGGTTCCCGATCGGAGAGCCGAGCGACTATGGCGAGTAACAGCACACTGGGGCTCCTGTTGTCGTGTTTCGCCGGGGAATTGAAACGGCTAGAAACCGACGTGGTGAAGGTACTCAACAACGCCATCCCCGGACTCTCCGAGGAGCTGTTGCCGGAGTGGGAGGAGGATCTGGGGCTCCCTGAGGACTGTTTCCCTCCGGACCAGACGCTCAAGGAACGCCAAGACGCAGTTCACGCGAAGTACACCGCCAACTACGCCGGACTCACTGAACAGTTCTTCATCGATCTCGCCTATTCCCTCGGAGCCACGATCGCAATCCGCTACGGGGGGGAGATTGGAACGCCGTTCCGCGCGAACGGCCCTGTGGACATTGAGGAGACGCGCGTGGGACCGTTCACCCCAGCGAGCAATCCGGCGGGGCGCGTATGGAGCGTGGCGCGGTTGAGCGTTTGGATCGTCGATATCCGGGACGATCAGCCGAATATCGAGACCATTCAGTGTCTGTTCAACAAGTTGAAACCTGCCCATACAGTCGTTGAGTTCAATATCTTCCCGGCACCATAGAGGGGGACGCAATGCACAGGACAATCGGAGATAGCTACGGGACCGAGAGCGGCAAGAACATCTTTCGTCAGGAGAGCCCAGGGACCTACGATGCGACCCAGGTGACGTATGACTCGATGAATGCACTCCAGGAGGAGATCGCCAACGTCATCACGGCGGAAGGCTACAGCCTGAATGCTGCGTCTGAGGGAATCTCGGAGATGATTCAGCTCAACACCGCGATCAACAAGAAGGTATCCGATGAGGCCACGGCGCGGGATGCGGCGATCGTCGCCAAAGTCCCGGACGCAACTCATTACACCTCGGTGAGTGGGCAGAGCTTCTGGACCAACGTCGGAGCGTTGACACTCGCGGGAGGATTCCACGCCCATCTACAGAAACTAGCAACACCGCACCTGGCCGTTGTATCCGTACATATGAGGATTCCGGCCGACGTATCCGCCTACAACTGGGTGGCGTGGGAGCTCCCGACGGCGTTCCGCCCAGCGTATCAAGCGGCTCAGCCTTCGGGAGTCGTTCCGGCGATGGGGATACTGTATGACACGAGTGAAACGCCGGAGCAATCGGATATGCCGATCAAGTTGTACGCGGCGGCAATGCGAGCAACGATCTCCGCTTCGGTCCGAAACGTGGTGATGTTCTCGGGAGCAGAGTTGTTGTCGGAGAACTTCGACGATCTCCCGGCATCAACGGTGTTCCCTCTGAAGTCCACGGGTGACTTTCACTACGTGGGGGCTTCATTCCTGTACGATCTGAACAGCTAGGCACGTGATGACGGAACAACATAGTCACCCGGAATACGCCTCTCACGGAGAGGTGAATTGCTTCGGAATACGTATCAACGAGATGGAACGCGATCTCGGGGAGCGAGTTGCCGTGCAAGAATCAAAGACAGAACGAAACGAGGAGGACATCACCAAGTTGTTCACGCTGGTAGGGGAGAATGCAAAACAGATGGGAGCGGTTGAGAAGTCTCTTGCGGGACTCTCGGGGAAGATCGCTGGAGTGGTTGCGGTGGTTACAGCTTTGGCTACGGTGCTCATCGAAGTTGCCAAACACTTCATCGGGAAGTGATATGATCGAGCTCCCACAACACTATCGGCCGACGCATTTCATTGCGCAGGAGTTCTTGCCGCCCCGAGAGTTCAACCAGTGGGGCGAGCAAGGGATGTATCTGTTCATGGACATCCGTGTCCTTATCACGGCGGATCGGATTCGGGAGTTTTTCGGGAAGCGGGTGACGGCGAACGATTGGAAATGGGGCGGACGGTTCCGCAACCGAGGATACCGGCCGGACAACTACTACGATCAGCAACAGCTCTCCGCCTACAAGTCCGGTTCCCAGCACCGGTTCGGTCGCGCTCTCGATTGTACGATCGAGGGAGTGACCGCGACGGAGGTGCGGGACGTCATCATGAATCACCAGGCGGAGTTCCCGTGGATCCGGCGGCTGGAGGATGACGTGAACTGGGTTCATTTCGATGTGGCCAACGTACACCACCACGGCATCCATCTCTTCAAACCATAGGAGGCGAGCATGGGCAAGAAGGTGAAGCTGGGGTTCATTGCGAGGATCGCCAAGCGTGTCCTCGTGCCGCTCATCCAGCGCAAGCTGAAGGATGAGGGGGTGAAGGGCAAGCTGGTCGATACCATCAACAAGCGTGTCAACCTCCCGAAGCTGACAGAGGCCGAGGAGGAAAAGCTGTTCAATCAGCTGTATGACGCACTCGTGGAGGCCATTGGGGCCGTCATAGACGATCTGTAGTTCCCGCAGCCATCGTGCTGCCTCCGGGAGCCGGGGCAGCCACCCCTCGGGGTGGTCCCGGCTCCTTTGTTTTCCGCACAGGAAATTGGGGCCGGCGATCTGTGTTTCCTTGATGCTATCAACTATCTGTAAAAATCTGCTCACGGTAACTGATACAATAACATACAGTTATACGGATCGCCCGGACTTTCTGTAAAATAGTTCTTGAAGTTTGAACAGGCGCGCAGTATAATTAGAGTGTAGAGGAAAGGAGGCGGACGGTGAACCGGAAGATGTGGGATCATCTCACGGACGTTTTCCGCCATATGGAGATAGCATGAATCTCATCATCACCGATCCGGGGATTCGGGATCGGGTCCTCGGCAACCTGGCTTACGCCGTTGTTCATAAGGGGATGACTCTGGACGGAGCGCGGGAAGCGCTCCGCCGGAGCTCCGAGGGGAGAGGAGTCTTCATGAAGCACGAGATCACCACCAACCGGGAGTTCTTCACCGGCGGTCACGCCGTCTTCACGATCAGCAACCCTCGCGGCGAACACTATACCTACCGTATCCAGAAGGTCAATAACACCGGCTTCAACCGGATTTATGGCCCCAGCTACTTTGTTCATCTTCTCACCGGTCCCGACAACACCAGCTCCTTCACCTACCTCGGAGCGTATCGGCCGGACGCGGGGAAACTTCGACTCACAAAGGGCTCTCGCCTCCCAGCGGACAGCAAGCCGGTGCGAGTGTTCGATTGGGGAGTGAGTCGTGTGGTTTGGGGCGGGATGCTGCCGGTGGGATACATCATACAGCACGAGGGGCGCTGCTGTCGTTGCGGACGGCGCTTGACGGTCCCGGAGAGTATCGAGAGCGGGATCGGTCCTGAGTGCGCCAAACGCGCAGAGAGAGGAGGTTGATATGGATTGTCCGATCTGCTACTCCGACGATCACACTGTGCTTGGGCGCGGGGACGGTCGATCGGAGTGGAGGCGTTGCCGGCGGTGCGGTTCGACCTATCTACACAATCCCGATCGCACGCCTCAGCAGGGCATTCGTAGAAAATCTGCGGACGGTAACTGTACGGAGATCAATGGATAAGGGGAGAG